CTCCTTTATACCTCCGGAGTCCAATTACTTGTGACCCCGGGTCGTTCCCGAAACCGACCTCTACCTTGTTCAGAGATAAAGGTTGTTTTGGTGGGACGGCTCTTCTTACCCTTCACAGGGATAGAAGATCTGGCTTCTTCAAGTTCTCCGTACTGTAGGACAGACGGAGTTTCCTGAAGAATCAGGCCATGAGCGGAAGTCTTGCTGTTGAGCGCTACTTTTGATAGCGCTTTATATGCAAGATAATCAACTCCACTGGAAGCACGCAACGCCAAGAACAAATATGGAGTAGCGCGCACCTCTTCACGTTTACTAGCCTCGAAGGCTAGATAACGGAAATTGTGCACACCATTCATATTACGTCTTGGACGCTGAGCCAAAGTGTGATCAGAGAAATTCCAATCAATGGCCTTAATGCCTGAAGTGTCCGGAAAGTCCTTGGGAACAACAAGATAGGTCTCACGACCTCTTGTTAGAACAAGGAGCTCTTCGAGCAGTTTCAGTGTACCAGGTATTTCACTATCTGACCATCTGCGGCGTAAGCCATTGACAGTCTTATAGAGATATGCCTCAAAACGACGCTTCTTCGCGTCACGGTTGTCCTTTCGTGCAAGCATGAAAGGACGGACGTCAACCCCACGGTAGTAATCCTGACCGCAGGATTCCCGAAAATACCCTTCTGAAAAGGTTTTATCAGCATTGATAACGAGTCCAAACTGAGGAAAAACCTCAGTTACTACGTTGTGCATTCGCACATCATAGATAAGATCGTCACCATACACTGATACAACTGCGTCTTTCCCAAGACCACAGAAGTCCCTAATTGAAAGGAGTATCCCCAAGAAAACAAGAGTCTGGAGCGGAAAGGTAAAGCCGATACCCATTGTCGAAAACGTATTCGTTTCGAACAACAGATCGTCGAGCTTCATCTTATTGATGCGCCCTAGTTTGCAGGCGGAAGCCCACTCTCTAGGTAGCACCCAGTCTATCAGCTTAGTGGTAATATTATCACTGGCTAATGACTGATCGGCAGTTACAAGAGAACCTGTAATACTGCCGAAACGCGCTAGTTCGCCATGCGTACCTTGAAGGGTACGTATATCGTACTTTGCGCGCCGCAACCTCTCTTCGATTGCTCGACCAACACCACTTGAGTACAATGTACCCAAGGTAGTATTTGGAACGATCATTCGTTTTGAGTTCCATTTCTTGTCGACAAAAACGACCTCGAGCGTGTCTATTTCCCTGTACATGGTGTTTCCACCAGCCCGTTCCTTAGCGTAGTTGTACGCAGGACGGTTCCAACAAGAGTAAATCTTGTCAAACCAGGTTATAAGATCACGTGAACCCGTAATGGGTGCCTCATAACGTGCGCCTTCACAGGCGTTTCGCATGGGTATCCCGACGGATGACTTTTTGCCAAACGTTGCCTCTCGAAGAATATCAAACTTGGAAAAAAGACCCAAGATTTGAGCTATGTGCTCTCGAGCGCCCATCGAAATAAGCGTGAAACGCTTATCGTCGATGGGGAACTCAAGAGAATTGATCCGTTCCTGGTTGTCTAAGAATTTCTTCTTAGACAGCTCCAGAATTTCGGATTCTGACATAGCGTCTTCTTCAAAAGAGTACTTGCTAAATAACTTAGCAAGCTGATATCGAGCTTTAAGTTCGATAATGGTGAGGTTTTCAAAATCTCCAACGTCTAACTTACGTAAGGCTGAGGGCGTACGGCTTCCGATTAAGGAAGTTGCTGTGCTTCTCCAGCTTTCTGTAAGAAAGGGCTTTAGGTCTTCGAGTAATGTGTCCGCAAGTTTCCAAGCGAACTCATCATGATTGTAAGTTTCCTTACTATCTGACATTGACGTTCTCCAGCGCGAATTTCTTCGCGCAGAGTTTCTGACCGTGCGTATGCGGTTGATACATACGCCAGAACCTAACAAGTTGCCTTAAATAAGCAACAAGTTAGATTCTGTATGACTCGTTGGAGTCACCCATTCACTGTGGAAAATCACGTCTTAGGTGACGGAGATTCTATGCGCTCACTCTCAAAGAGAGGAAACACAGGGAGATTCTCAAAGAAGGGTCCAAAACCTCGAAGCAAAGCAATAATGATTACAAGAATCACAATGCCAGCAACGAGATAGAGGATCCAACTTACTACTCCAAAATGAACGCAACAAACTTCTTGTCCATTAGCTCAAAGAGCCAGCAGACCAGAAGTTATCGAAGTCTGTGTCAGACAACAGCTGGCTAGCCAGCTTGTTGAAATTCACAGCATTCGCCGCCGAGTACTCCGGGTGAACTTCACGTTCAATCCGGAACACGTTGTTGACGACTTTCCCACTTGCCAAGATCATCGGGACCACAAGGGTCACGGTTTTCTTGTCGCGTGAGTAAGTACCGTCAGGGTACAACGTGGGCGGGCGGAAACGAAACGTGGCGTTTTCACGCACACGATAGTCCGCTGTTGCGGGTACACTGATATGTACTCCATTGGGAACGGTCACGCCATCGTCTGCAAAGACCATAGCAGTGCCACCAGTGGCGCTAAGAGTAGCGCCGGTGAGGATGGAAGCGTTTTTAACGCCCATAACTTTCTCCGGTTAAGGAACGACCCTTTTAAGCCTCTGCAGAGAGAGAGCCCAGTGATCTATTTCCTGTATCAAGTCCAAAGGCCTACAGTTTACTGGAGGCAGGACGGGAAGTGACGGATTAACCTGTCTAGCGTAATCAGTATAATATTCATTATACGAAGACGCCGGTGAAGCATACAAGTATCTTGGATTACCGGAACCGAAATCAATCATAGCTTGCACTAAAGCATAGCTATAAACGGTATCAGTTCGTGTAGTAGTCCAGGATCCAAGTATATTTACACCAGGTTTGGGTATGATGGCATCAAGCCAAGACCCAACTTTGACAAATCGATCTACCACAAAGGAATAAGGTACAAGTTCCCAAGCCGATCCAACAACGTCTGAGGGGGTTAGCCCCAAGCCGCGTTGTATTCCAGAACTAACGCTAGAATCCACTACAGTGTAGAGGATCCCTGAGCTAATTTTGGAAGCCTTGTTGAACGTTCCCTTGATTGTAGCCCGAGTCATCCCGGGCGGTACGACGTCCGCAATCTGAATCCCTTCCCAGGGTACAGAATGCGAGGCGCGTGCTGTCCTCCTTACCGGAACCAAAGATGTCTTTGATAGCCTTTCGGTTGCAAATTCAGCAATCTGTGAAATTTCGTAAATAAAGGGTTGAACCCCAAAACGAAACTCAAGAAATGCTGGAATTGTTTCCATAAGGACATCTAGACCTTTCTGGGTGGTCGACTTGGAGCCCGCTCGTGGAAAATTCCTTCGAAGATTCTTCAAATCAGCCCAAAAAGCTTTTTCGAAGATTTCAATCTTACGACGGATACCACGGAACGGCGACCTGAGCATCTTAGCAGTTTTATTTGCTTCGACAGCTGTTACAAGAAACATGAAATCTTCTGATGCCACTCGAGAGTGAGCATCGGTTAAAGTCATGGCTTTTGCATCAGTTACTCTGGTCGTAAACCAACTAGGCACAACAGGATTGTTCAAAGAACTCACCAAAGTTTTCCAGTTGGGTAGATAGTCACCAACGTACTCTCTCCTCCCCCAGGTAGGGTGAGGTCCGAGGACGAGATTCGGACAAATTGATGTCCTGGTCCCTTTTACGGAAGTACAGTTGTTGAAGAAGACCTCACCCTTAGCTTGTCTTACGACAAAGTCGGGGGTCGGTTCATCTGTTATAGTTTGATACGAACCATTGGCCATTACCGTACTAGTAACTGTGACTGTCGCCGTGGGGGTTGTGCCCCCAGGGTTATAGTCCATGTACTTGTACAGTGATCCGCCAGCTGTGGTTCGTGTTCTAACACGTGACATATCAGCTCCATTTACTCTGTTTGAGGATCAGGATTGTAGGAAATCAAC